TTAAATTTAATTGATCAATCTTTGCACGATATCATAACTGCCAATGAGAAATTAAAAACATTAAATACTATGATGTCTAGTGCTATCAAAGAAATAAAAGAAGAAGAAAAAGCTTCATAGTGGCTAAGAAAAAAGACCCTAAAGTAGGCACAGGTAAGAAACCTAAAGGTAGTGACAGACGTTTATACACGGATGAGAATCCTAAAGACACGGTTAGAATCAAATTTGCTACTCCGTCTGATGCCAGAGCAACGGTTGCGAAAGTTAAAAGAATCAATAAACCGTATGCGAGAAAGATACAAATTCTTACAGTCATGGAACAACGTGCAAAAGTAATGGGTAAAACAGAAGTTGTTGCAATAGCAAAGCGAGCCAAAGAGCAACTAAAGAAGGCACGTAAAAGTGGGTAACTACAGAATAATTAAATTAAAAAAAAAATTTACGTTTACTAATACCTGTTGATACCAAACCTTACAAACTACTGACTCCTGAAGAAGTAGTAGATATCAACAAAAAACTAAATAGTCCGTTACGCAAAGCTCAAAAAAGACGACACTATTTAGAAATTAAAAAAGTTCAAGAGAAACTTAAACATGGCAAGCAGTTATCTAGTATTAATCAACAACGTACTAAGAGATCTAAACGAAGTAGAACTAACAAGTAGCACGTTTAGTTCATCACGTGGTATACAAACTGCTGTAAAAGATTACGTTAATCGTGGCATAGACGATATAATAAATGCAGATACTGAATGGCCCTTCACAGTTGTTAACAAAAGTTTTACAACAACTGCAGGCACACGTCTTTATACTAGATCTGCACTAAGCACAACAAACACAAAAACGGTAGACTTTGACAGTTTCACATTTCTTGAAGCTGCAGATAAAAAAGAAATTACACTTGAGTATATAACTTACAGTGAGTATCTTGACAACTACCACGAAAGAGATACAGACCCAACAGGTAATTCACGAGCCATACCAGTGTATGTCTACGAAGATCCACAAAACAATATAGGCTTGTCTCCTGTTCCTGACAAAGCAACATACACTGTAAAATATTATTACTACGCTACACACACAGCATTGAGTGGGTCAACTGACACATCTTCTATACCAACTCGATTTGAAAATGTTATAATAGAAAAAGCAAAGTACTATGCTTATACTTTGCGTGGTGATGTGCAAAATGCACAACTTGCACAGATGCAATTTGAGAAATCAATTAAACGTATGCGTGTAGAATTAATTAACAAACAACTGTATATGAGAGCCGTCTAATGCCAGAGCTAAGTCAGACAGGTGCGTTTCCATTTGTATGTGAAGGTGGGTTAGTCCTTAACCAATCTACATTTATAATGAAACCCGGTCAAGCACTTGAGCTTCTTAACTTTGAGCCTGACATTGAGGGTGGCTACAGAAGAATAAGTGGTTTTAGCAAATACGTAACTGCTGTTGTACCACAGACAAGTGCATCAAGTGAAGAGGTGCTTATGGTTGCAACGTTCGGATCAAGCGTTGTTGCAGCAAGAGGTGAAAAGATATTTACTGCCACTCCCGGTGGTTCAAGTTGGACAGAACGTGATACTGGTAGAACAAGTGCAGGATCTTATACATTTCAAAGATTTAACTTTGATGGCAACGACAAGTTAATTGTTGCAGATGGTGCAAACGCACCGACAGTGTTTAACACATCTTTTAGTGCGACAGATGTAAGTGAAAGTTCTGTATCTGGTGCAAAGTTTGTGACTGCATTTAAAGATCATATGTTTTACGCAGGTAAGTCAAGCACACCTCAAGAAGTTGTATTCAGTCAACCGTTTGACGAAGATGCTTTTAGTGGTGGATCTGGTGCAGGTAGCATTAAAGTTGACGATACTATAACAGGACTTAAAGTATTCCGTGATAACTTATTTATATTTTGCGAAAATAGAATATTTCAACTCACTGGATCATCACTATCTGATTTTGCAGTTAAACCTGTAACAAGAAATATAGGCTGTGTAAACGGACAAACCATACAAGAATTTGCAGGTGACCTTATATTCTTAGGTCCTGACGGATTACGTACCATCGCAGGTACTGCAAGAATTGGTGACGTTGAATTAGGTACAATAAGTTCTAACGTGCAAAGTTTGTTTGATACTAACTTAGCTAACTCTGGTAGTTTCACATCTATAGTTATACCAAACAAAACACAATACAGAATATTTTTTACAAAGTCAGGTGTGGCAGAAACTTCTACAGAGGGAGTTATATGTGTTCTTAGAGGACAGCAGTTTGAGTTCTCAGAGATAAAAGGTATAAGACCAACAGCCACAGATACGTTTGTATCTTCAGGTAATGTTATACCACTACACGGATCAGGTGATGGATTTATATACAGACAAGAGTCAGGTGACGATTTTGATGGTACGGCTATAAACGGAAGATATCGTAGTCCAGATCTTACAATGAATGATCCGGGAATACGAAAAAACATGCAAAGGGTAATAATAAACTATGCACCTGAATCATCTATAGATGCAGATTTGTTTATTAGATATGATTATGAAAGTAGACAGTCTGCACGACCTGCAGCCTATCCTTTAGATTCATCAGATATAGCGGCAATATATGGCACAGCAGTTTATGGAACACCCACTTACGGTGGTGCATCACAACCTCTTGTAAGACAACCTGTTGAAGGATCAGGATTTGCTGTTGCATTACGAGTTAACGATGGTGGATCAACAGCACCGTATTCGTTAAAAGGATTTCAATTAGAATACCAACTAGGAGCAAGAAGATAAATGGGAGCTACGTATACACGACAATCTTCTTACACTGACGGAGACGTTATAACTTCGGCTCATACCAATGATGAGTTCAATCAGTTATTAGCAGCCTTTCAAGCATCGAGTGGACATACCCACGATGGCACAGCCAACGAAGGTGGACCTATTACAAAGCTACTAGGCAATACGCTTACGTTCGGTGCAGGAACTGCAGGAACAGATATAACAATTACATTCGATGGTGAAACATCAGATGGTGTCCTTAAATGGATGGAAGATGAGGATTATTTTGAATTTAGTGACGACATACTTATTGCTTCTACAGAGAAGTTACAATTCAGAGATACAGCTATATACATCAATTCGAGTGCCGATGGACAACTCGACCTCGTAGCTGACACAGAGATACAGATTGCGGCCACAACAGTTGACTTGAACGGTAATTTAGATGTGTCAGGATCACTAACGTTGGGTGGCACTGCAATAACATCTACTGCTGCAGAGCTAAACATACTTGATGGTGTTACGTCTACTGCATCAGAGTTAAATCTGGTAGATGGTATAACAGCAGGCACAGTATCTGCATCAAAAGCAGTCATAGTAGATTCTAACAAAGACATAAGTGGTTTTAGAAACCTAAGTATTACAGGTGACTTGACAGTTGCAGGTGATGATATCACTATGGGAACTAACACTGCAGGTCATTTACTTATTGCAGATGGCACAAACTTTAATTCTGTAGCAGTCGGTGACTTATCGGAAATATCTACAGTAGCAAATGATGATGTATTTTTAGCAGTAGATACTTCAGGTGGTGGTCTTAAAAAGATTACAAGAAGTGCAATAGTATCAGGACTTGCTACATCAGGTGCTATATCTAATGTATCAGAAGATAGCACCCCTCAACTTGGTGGTAATCTAGACATGAATGGCAACGATATCGTTACCACTTCAAATGCTACAATAGATTTAGCACCAAACGGAACAGGTACAGTCGTTGTAAGAGGTAACACTAATTCAGGTAGAATAGTTTTTAATTGTGAAAGTAATAGTCACGGACAAACATTAGCTTCACAACCTCACTCAGCAAGTGTGACAAACACTATGTTACTTCCTGCAGGTTCTAGTTCAACGTTAGTATCTCTTGTATCAACAGACACACTTACAAACAAAACATTAACAAGTCCAAAGATAAACGAAGATGTAGCGTTAACATCTACTGCAACAGAGTTGAACCTATTAGATGGTGTGTCAGGATTAGTACAGGCTGACTTCACAAAATTAGCTGCAGTAGACTCAACTTCTACAGAGTTAAATTTAGTTGATGGTTCATCTGCAGGTACAATCGTAAATAGCAAAGCAGTTATCTACGGTTCTAGTGGTGAGGTAAATGCAACCACATTACAAATAGCAGGAACATCTATTACATCTACTGCGACAGAGTTGAATTTACTGGATGGTGTGTCAGGGTTAGTACAGGCTGATTTTACAAAATTAGCGGCAGTAGATGCAACTGCCACCGAATTAAATATCATGGATGGTGATACATCTGCTTCTTCTACAACATTAGTAGATGCAGACAGAGTAGTAACAAACGACAACGGAACAATGAAGCAGGTTGCTTTATCTGATGTCAAAACATATTTAACTAGTGCAGGATTTAGTACAGAAGATCCAACAGCACTTGCTATAGCGTTAGGATAATATCATGGCAAACACATTTAAAACAGTTACATTTGCTGCTGAACCTGCATCTTCGGGTACTCCGTATGTAATGTACACAGTGGCAGGAAGCACCACAACTGTTGTTCTAGGTTTAGTTCTCGCAAACATACACACTGCTCAAGTCACAGCTACTGTAAGGTTGGTTAGTGATACAGGCAGTAGAGGTGGCTCAAACAATGTAACCAACGGAACAAGTATCATTGTGAAAGATGCACCTATACCTGTTGGAGGTAGTTTGGAACTACTAGCAGGTAACAAGGTTGTATTAGAAACAACAGACCAAATAACAATAGACTGCTCCGTAGCAGATAAAGTATCAGGCACATTAAGTATTATGGAGATAACATAATATGGCATACATAGGAAATACATCACCTAGTAGGTTTGTATCCAATAGAGCAGCATCTGTGTATTCAGGTGATGGCTCTACAACTGCCTTTACATTAGAACAAGCAGTGGCACAAGATGAAGATGTCCTTGTATCAGTAGATGGTGTTATCCAAGAACCATCCGTAGCATATGCAGTTAGTAACGGAACAACACTTACATTTACTGCTGCACCCTCTAGTAATTCAGGTAATAATATATTTGTGTATTATCTAGCTAGTCAGGTAGGAACTGTAGGACATCCAAATACACAAGCGTTGAGTGCAACAAGTGGCACGTTTAGTGCAGGTGTTTCAGGAACAACAGGTACATTTAGTGGTGCAATTACAGGGGGTGGCACATTTACACCCGGAGGTAACATAGTTATACCTGATGCAGGTAATATTGGTAGTGCTAGTGATACAGATGCAATGGCTATCTCTAGTGGTGGTGTAGTTACGTTCAGTCAAAAACCTGTTGGCACAGGAATGGATTTTTTACAAAGTGTAACTGCAAGTGATTT